AGCACAAGGATCTGCTGCATTAACAAGCTCAACTAATCTTAGGCTGACCAGGGCATTAGGCAAAACTGGTTCAGACGGAGCTGGCATGACCACAAGATTCCGTTGGCAGGTAATAGAATTTTATTAAAGCGGGGCGATTAAATGTATTATGCGCAGCTTGATGAGAATGGCAGGGTGCACACCATACAAGAATCAAGCGAAAGGATTAATTCACCCAGGGCGGTGCAGATTGATGAAAACGACATAAGTTTGATTGGCGCTTATTATAACGTTTCTAACGGCGAATTTGAACGCAGGGAGCCGGAGCCGGAGCCGGAGCCGGAGCCCACGGAGCAGGAAGTCGTAAATGCCGAGCTGTTGCTTGGACAGGCGCTCATGCTGGAAAGCCAGCTTGCCCTTGAGAGGACTGCGGCGTTGATTTTACTCGAAACAGTGAGGGGTGAGGCGTAATGTTTACCATTGTGAAAAGGTATTATGACAAGGGGATCTACACTGCTGAGGACGTGGCCGTTTTTGTCCGGGCCGGCAGGTTGACCCCGGAACAGTATCAAGAGATAACTGGCGAAGAATATGCGGGCTGAACAGGCCTGCTGGCTATTTAAGGGGGTGGTCGCATTGGAAAGTACAGAAAGCGCACTGCCGGCAGGCCGATGCCGACAAAATTGTATTTGTACGCGCCCAAGAAAGAGAAACTCCCCTGGTGGAAGCGCCTTTTGAAGTGGCTGAAAGGCAGGTGATGCCCTATTATTGGCAAGACCTGAGCGGTTAGCAGTCAGTCCACGTGTGGACATTTTGATCACGGATGGCTTACCCACCCGCCCACGTGTGGGGCTTTCATAGAACACGAATACTTCTGGCTGAGTTTCGTGGTGTATGTAGTCATTTTTGTAGCAGTAGTGGTGGCGATAGAGTTATGGAAGAGGAAGTAAGGTTGCACAACCCCTGACAGGGGGATGACCTCATGGGTAGATAGTTCTGACAGGGGGGTGGGAGTAAGTTGGAAGTGGAGAAGGAAATAATGGAGCTAAAGGAGGATGTAGCCAGGTTGGATGTGGAGGTTGGTAATCTGAATGGTTGGCAAAAGGCCCAGAACGGGGCTTTGCTGAGGGTCGACCAGAAGGTTGATAATCTCCAAAAATGGATCTTGGGGGTATTGGCTGGGGTGGTGGCCAGTATTTTCATTAACCTTCTAAAACCGTAGGGGAGGGATTGGTGGATGCACCCATTCTCTAAGTGGATAGTCGCTTTAATAATCTGCCTGAACCTCGGCTTTACTGTTGCAATCTTGTATATCTTTATGAGAATAGGAAGTGAGCCTACAGCCCTAATAGCCGCCTGGTTTGCCTTCACAACAGGGGAGCTGTGGATGTTGGCGGGAATTAAGAAGGAGAAGTTGAGGGGGGAACGCCGTATTGAAGATCAACGAGACAAATATCCAGTTTAAGTCAACCCTATCCAACAGAAAGGCCACCAGAAGGATTGTAATCCACCACGCGGCCAGCTCTTTTACCACTACCTGGCAGGATATTCAGAGATGGCACTTGGAGCGGGGATGGGCTGGTATTGGATACCACTACGTCATACAAGCTGACGGTAGTATATATCGTGGACGTCCGGAGGGGAAGGTAGGAGCACATGCATATCAGGATGCGAAACATGAGGCCAATAGTGATGGAATCGGCATCTGTCTTGTTGGGAATTTCATGCTGACGCAGCCCACCACCCCCCAGTTGGATTCGTTGGTGGAGCTTGTTCGGGACATCTGGACAAGGTATCCAGACATCCCGGTGGTGGGGCATAGGGAGGTCATGGCTACATCCTGTCCCGGAGACCGGTTTCCGTGGGCAGAGTTAAGATTAAGATTGGAGGTTGGAAAAAAAGTGGCTGAACAATGGAAGCTGGATATTATCGAGAGGGCGAAGAAGGCGGGTTTAATCACCGAGGACCACGACCCGGACGAGGTAGCAACGAAGTGGTTTGTCCTAGCGGTGTTTCTAAATTACTTAGGAAAATAGGAGGTTGAACATGCAACGTAGCTTTTGGACGCGGCTTAAAAGCAGGAAGTTTTTGTTGGCACTGGTGAATTTTATATTCGTCGTGGTGAATGAGGTATTCGGCACACCGATTGACCGGGAGGCGTATCTTGCGGTCGCCGGCGGGCTGATTGCGTTCATCCTGGGTGAAAGCTACGTGGACGGGAAAGCGGCTGAGTCTACCGAACCTGCAGAATAGTCACAGGCTTTTTGCCCCGGGGGGAAACCCCTGGGGTTTTTATATCCCTTGACTTGCACAATTACACAAACAAGAAAGGAGGTAGCGGAATGTGGGAACGGCTGCACGTGCAGATTACAAAAGCCCAGATGAAGTGGCTGAGGGCAGAAGCGCTCACCCGGGGAAAGAGCATCGGGGAGGTAGTAAGGAGACTAATCGACGCCGCAATGTCACGCCAGAAACAAAAGAGCGAATCAGAGAACTCTACGAGAAAACCGGAAACGGGCACGAAGTAGCGCGGCTGTTGGGACTTGGAAGCACGACGGTCTACAATCACCTGGGCCTTGGACGTCCAGGCACGCCTATTTGGACAGATGACGAAATCCAGGTCATGGTTGACGGGTATTTGGGGAAGCGTCCAGTAAAGGCTATAGCGGCAAAGCTAAAAACCAGGAGCCCCCGGGCCGTGATGATCCGTATGTGCCGGTACAGGAAGCAAGTGCGAGATGATCCCAAGAAGCGCAGGGCCTTGAGCGCAATCACCCTGGCGCTGAAAGCGATCCGCAAGGCAGATATTTTCCGGGAGGTGGAGTCGTGAAATTTGAACAACCGTACTATATCCCGCCTCATGCTGTCCAACGCTTCCGGGAACGGGTCGTCAACCTGCCGACCAGAACCATCCGCATAATCATTCAGTCCGCGCTTCAGGGGTGCGGGCAGCTAGTTGGTTACCAGGTTTATGACCGACAGAAGTGTCCCGTTTATAAAGCGCAGTACCGGGACAAGGAGTATTTAATTCCGGTAAGGATTGAAAAACGAAAGAAGAGCGCTTGGGCAGTAGTGCCTACGATACTAGCACCGGACATGAGAATTTATACAGGGAGGGCGAAACGTGAAAATCCTGACACCGACGCAATTTATCCGGCAGGCGGCGCTAAAAACCGGGACAGTTGTGACGCCGACACCGTGGAAGGAGAAGGACCCGGGCAAAAAGGTCCGTAAATCTGAAGCAAACCAGGTTCAAGCAGGGGAGTACGTGGGAGTTGTGATGGCTGACCCGCCGTTGGTAGACGTACCTGATGACCGCTGCTGGCTATGCGGAGGTAGAACCGAAGGCAAAGGACAACCGGTAAAAAAGGCTATAAAACCCACATTCACCGATCGGGACAAGGCAAGGGGCGCCAGGTCACAATCCGTTTGCGCAGGTTGCGCATTTTGCCTATCACATTTGAGCCTGCGCAACTATAGCATATTGGCTACTGAGGACGAATTGAAACATCCATCCAGGCCAGAGATCCGGGGGCTGCTGCTGGAGCCGCCAGAACCACCGTTCGTGATGTGCATTGCGGTATCAGGTCAGAAATGGCTTCACTTCCGCTCCCAGGTGGCCTACTCTCGGGACGGGTACCCGGTACAGTACGAGGAAACACGGGTATGTGTTGAACGGCCGGTGCTGGCCCGGTGGTTGGAGTACATCGAAACGCTATATACAGTGTTCACAAAAGCCGAGATTCTGACCGGGAGCTACAATCAGAACAGGATCAGGGAGTTCGGTATAGCGAGGTTTCAGGAAGCAGAAGCGCAGGTCGCGCCCCACAGGGGGACACGGCTTTTTGATTTGGCGGTATTCGTGGCACAGAAGCCGCCGGAGATGCCGGAAGAACAAAAGAAGGAGGAAGAAAAATGTATTACAACTTCGACACAGACGACCCCATTGGAGCAACAAGTGCTCTTTTAGTATATGCTATTTACCGCTCCAGGAGCACAAAGCGGTTCAAGGTAACACCAGACATGTGGTCCATGATTGAGCGCGCCGTCAAAAGCGCCAGCAAGCGGGGCCGGGACCTGGGTGACTTCATCGAAAAGCTGAAACCGAAACTGCACTGCGAAACCATTCAACCCCGCTGGGCCAACACTCGCCCGGACGGGGTTGTTAGCATGAAGCTCCTGCCGGACGGTTCCTTTGCGGAAGTAGTGGACAAGGGTCGCCGGCAGTTTTTGACGGACGTGCTTCAGGAAGTTGACCACCGGCAAGTGCTGGATTTTCTCTACCGGAAAACCGCACTGGTTGTGTTGCTGGTACGTGACAGGCTTGAACGAGAAAAACCGCTTGAAGCTAAATTTGAAACCGAGGAGGAGTATGTTGATGTCTAATCACAATATAAGACTGGATGGGAAAATTACATTACTGAGTCCGCTGTCGCACATCGGCGAGTCAGCAGGCCCAGATTCATTCTTAAGCCAGGACGTCATTATTGGTCCGGACGGGCAACCGGTAGAAGCGTTTGTCTACAGTGGAAATGCTTTTCGCGGCCAACTCCGCGACCTGGCCGCAATCTACATGACCGAGAAACTGGGCGGACTTGTATACAATCCTGACGTGTTCTACCTGCTTTTTTCCGGCGGCTCCCTGGGCGGTGCCCAGTCCGTGGACATCGACCAGGCCCGGATGTACCGGCGAAACGTGCCGATGCTGTCCGTGTTCGGCGGCGGTGTGGGCAACCAGATCCTGACCGGGAAGATTAAGGTAGGCCCTATGTACCCGCTTGTAGCCGAATGCCAGCGCATACTGCCGGCGCACCTGCGGCGGGATGACGCCCCGTCTTGGCAGCAGTGGACATTTGAAAAGTCCTTCACCCGGATGGACGACGCAAAGAACGAAAACCTGCGGAAATACCTGGTTGAGCCTGCCGGAGCGTTGCCGGACGCTGAACAACAGCTGTTGACCGGCGAGGCTCCCGTGTCGGAGAAGAAAACGAAGAAAAAAGAAGACCCGCCCCAGCAGATGCGCTACACCGTAGAGATGCTGGCGGCTGGTTCTGTTTTGTACCAGCGCATTGACCTGTGCGACATGACCGACCTGGAGTTGGGCGCCTTCGTGTCTGCGCTGGTGGAGTTCTCAAAAAGGCCTTACATCGGCGGCAAGTCAAACGTGGGGTGCGGGCTGTGTGAAATTGAATACACCTGGCGGCTGGCCGGGGCGAAGGAAACCGTAGGTAAGTTTTTGAGCGTTGACACCGACTGCCTTTGGTTGTCCAAACCCGCTGAGGATTCGAAGAATGCGTATGACGACTTCCTGGTCCGGATATACGAACAGTACCTGGAAGGCCACGCGGAAGAATTGCAGCGCTTGTTGGCGGCAGGTGGGAAATGATGCAGCCGATACGCATACAAGCAATCATGCAGGACGGAAGAATCGGCACTACCGATTCTTTTTTGCCTTTAGACTCCATCCTCGCTGCTGAATGGATGAGGCGGCACCACCCGGAAGCCTATTACAACGCCAGCAGTCATATGCTGACCAACGGACTGATAGACGCCGATCTGCCGTTTGAACGCAGAGGTCAGGGCGACAACTGGTATTGGGCCTGTTCATTCAACACCGAGGCTCCAGTGCATGAATACATCATGCACTGGCACAAGCGGTTTGACGATCACTTGGACAAGTATATTGACTTCGGTAAGCGCCGAGGAAAGATAGATACAAAAAGCGGCAAATATAAGGCGTATCGTATGCCACTTGTGGTACAGCTGTTCGACAAGCTGGTTTGGTACGCCGTTGGTGATTCTGACGCTGTGCTGGATCTGT